GACGGAATAAGAATTTTTGAATACCAAATTGTTGAAGTTGGTAGAATGCCTAAAATGATAATGTAATGGAATTTATAAAATTAAATGGACTGCTGGAAAAAGAAAGTAACTTTTTTTCAGTCGAAATAAAAAACGGTAAAAATAAGGCGTTTATAGGTGAAGAGCTTTGGACTTCACATTGTGGAACGAAACTAATCATATATTTAAAATCATCATACTTTGCGCTAAATAAAGCAATGCGAGCTTTTGATAATCAAAGTCAAGTTAAATTTAATGTGGCTTTAAATAAAATGGGAATAAATTTTAATGAATTAAAAAAATGAAAGAAAATATAAATCATCCTAGCCACTACGGTGGAGAAAACAACCCCTATGAAGCTATAAAAATAATCGAACATTATAAGTTAGGTTTTCATTTGGGTAATGTCTTAAAATACGTTTTAAGGAGCGATAAAAAGGAAAACGAGGTGGAGGATTTAAAAAAAGCGAAATGGTATATTGAACGAAAAATTAAACAATTAGAAGATTAAAATATAAATAAAACTATTTCAACTGATTGTAAGCATCCAAAAGTCTGTGATAAAATGCGCTAAAATTACCGTTACCACGATGGGCATCTAATGTGCTAATATGTGTGTCAATAAAATGAGGTGTATTTAATACCTTAAAACTTCCTATTTGTATAGGCTTGTTTAAGTCTAATTTTAATATTTCCGCTCTTAATTCATCGTAGTGCATAATCTTGATTTATGATATATTTTGAGTATGAAAATTTAGATTCTTGTAATAAAGAATGGTATAGCATAGCATCGAAACCCATGTCAACCGCTTTACGCTCCATGGCCTGGACAATACTTTTAGTCGTTTCTTTATTTGCTGTTTTTCTATTTCCTATCTGAAATTTAAAATTAAATTCAGTACAAATTACCTTAAAATCCATTTTTGTATAAATGCCATTTTCTAAAATAGAAGTTTTGCCTATAAATTCCTGGTTCAATAATGCTAAATTGTTTATATAGAAATGTGGTGAAATTGCATCTATTTGTAGCTTGTTTACTGTCTTATTCCATTCGTTCCCTCTATTGCTATTGCATCCCTCAGTTGGTGCTGAAATAAGCGCATTTGGTGCTATTTTTCTTATCTCATTAATCAGTAGATTACAAATGTAGGTGTATTTATTTTTGTTGCGTGAAAAATACATAAAACTTTCATTCCCAAGTTCCACCGCATACACATCACCCAACAACCTCACCAATTCCTTTAATGGTAAAAGGCAGTTTTCTAACGTTTTTATGTCCTTAAAAAGTTGGTGAATATTTAAACAGTAAATCGTTTTCGGTCTGTGATTGAGTAACTTTACAAAATTTACATAATTATAAATGTAATTTTTAGGATTGCAAAAATTTAGGTATTTGTTTTTTTTGTTTCCATATCCATCGCTGGAAATATCATATTCATGTGATAATGTACCTCCACTAAACCTTAACAAGTCTATTTTTTCGCCTTGCTTATTTAAATAGTCTGCGAATTTAATTTCATTTGAACCATTTTCAAATATAGTGGAAAAAGTAAATGCAGTATTAAATCCTCTTTTCATATTTTTTCGGCAAAGAAACCCATTCATCGCCTTAGCGTGGATGGGAGGAATTGCCGTTCTCCTTTGGTTAGTAAATAATTTGTCAAATATATGAAATTGTTTTGTATCTTTGCGTTATGAAATTGACATTGCAGATTAAGTTGTTGCCAACACAAGAGCAATTTACCTTTCTCAAAAATACTTTGATAGAGGCAAATACTGCTTGTAATGAAATTTCTGATATTGCTTTTACAAAGAAACTTTACAATCAATTTAAACTGCATAAGGAAGTTTACCATCCGATTAAATCCTCTTTTAATCTTTCGGCTCAAATGGTTGTTCGTTGCATTTCTAAAGTAACAGATAGTTACAAGTTGGATAAGAAAACCAAAAGAGAATTTCGTCCTCTTGGTGCAATTACCTACGATGCTCGTATTTTGTCCTATGTAAAAGAAGGTATCTCTATGTGGACTGTTGGAGGTCGTTTGAAAATCCCTTTTGTTTGCCATAATGAAAAATATATTCCTTACATAAAAGGCGAAGCTGACTTGGTATTGAAGAAAGGTAAATTTTACATTTTTCAAACCGTTGAAGTCCCCGAAGAAGATGTTAAAGACATTGAGGAATTTATCGGTTGCGATTTTGGTTTGAATACTTTGGTTGCAACTTCTGACGGTATTAACCATTCTGCCGAGTGGCTTAATACTTACCGTGAACATCGGCAAAAAGTTCGTAGTTCTATTCAGGCAAAGGCAGACACTTCTAAGCGTTCCACTAAAAGGAATTGCAGGAAGTTGTCTAAACGGCTTTCTGGCAAGGAAAGAACAACGGCTAATCTGATTAACCATACAATAAGCAAATCTATTGTAGCGTCTGCAAAAGAACAGGGCAAAGGGATTTCTATTGAAGACCTTACCAATATCAGGTTTACTTCTAAACGGAGAAACAAAAAGTTTAGGACAAAACTTGGTAAATGGAATTTTGCTGATTTGAGAGCAAAACTTGAATATAAGGCTTTGCTCAATGGAGTTAAACTTGTTGTGGTTAATCCTGCTTACAGTTCGCAGACTTGCTGTGAATGTAAACATATTGGCAAACGAACAAATAAAGTGTTTAAATGCACAAACATAAACTGCAAGGTAGATACCATAGATGCGGATTATAACGCATCTAAAGTTATCTCTTTGCTTGGGCAGACCGTAAATTCTGCTGAAAAATCGACTATGTATTGCTCTTTGCATTCGTTGTCAGGTTTAAAGCCCATCCCATCGCTTTGCGTGGGTGGGTAGTTTACTAAACAAATATACTAAATAATCTGATTAAAAATCACCTTATAATAACTTGCTATTAAATCCGCTTTATCCGTTCCATTTATTATTTTACGTGCATTAATTGCATCTATTCTCGTATCATTAAAATACCTTTCTAAATTAACGCCTGTAAATAATCCATCACGCATACCAATAACTGCAATTTTTGCGCCTATATTTGGATTTAATGCCAATTCAGGATTATTCAATAAATCAATTTTTAACAGTTTGCCAAATTTTTCATAAACTTCATACCATGTAATTTGAACGAATCCACGCCCAAAATATATTTTATTTGGAATAGTGTAATATTTTCTTGAATACTTTATTTTGCCACCGTATGGCTTCCCTTTTCCTTTGCCTATTTCCTCAACTGATACAACCCTCCTAAAAATGGTTTTCCCATTTATTGTTTCCTTTCTCGCTCCCTCGTGGAAAATAGTAGCAAATATGTAAGCTATATGCCTTTTTCGCTTAATTCCAAGCTCTAAACAAGTATTATAGATAATTTCTATATTAGTCGCTTGCTCTTGACTTAATGCGAAACCTTGTAATTTTACAATTGCACTATTTAGCTTTTCTAGCATTTCTACGGTCTTTGCATTTGGTAATCCTTTTTTCAATTAAAGACCAAACTTTGTCAAAATCAATATCCTCAATTAAATCTACTGATTTTTCTTTTAATTTGTCAAACAATTCTTTTAATAATTGCTCAAACTCAATACTATTTTTTGCCTTTTTCATTTCTTTCTTTTAATTTAGATTCAATTGTTAAAATAATTATAAACAAACTTCCTATTAATGTAAGTGTTTGCAAAATAGGATTTAAAAAATCAAATAAGCCAATTACAAAGCTGGATATTCCGCTTACTATGGCTAAAATAGGGTTTTGTCCAAGGTATGTTTCTAAATTTTCCATTCTCACTTATCGCTAAGGTTTTGAATGGTTAATTTTACCGCATTAAATCCCGCAATTGAAAACAAAATAATTGCTTTAATAGGTGTTTTCCATTGTTCGTCAATCGGAAAAACATCAATCAAATGCGTTTCTTGTGCTACTACCACGACCGCAAAAATGCAGTTTAAAATCAATAGGCTTTTATTTTTTTCTATTACCTTTTTCATTTTTTTCTTTTAATTCTTTTTGAGACATTTCATATTTGCTTTTCCACAATTCTAATTCTGAATGTAATTCTTTTATTTGCGCTCTAAAAGTTTCAAATTTAGATTCGTACATATCTTTTAATTCTTTAAATAGCTCTTCATGTCTTTTATTTAAGTCATCTAAACTTGATTGATAAAGTTCAATAATTTTTTTACCATTATCAATCTCTAATGTTATTAGTTCAGCTTGTTGTCTTTTTCTGGAGAATAACCATGTAACAGATATACTTATTAAAGCTGTTAAAAATTCTCCTAAATAGGGTGTTATAAATTCTCCTAAATAGGGTGTTATAAATTCTAAAAATTCCATAGTATTTAATTATAGGTAATTATTAAAGTATTTGATGTAGCTGTATCGTTTAAAATCATATTTGTATCAATTCCAATATTTGTAACCGCTAAAGGTTCTGTTATTTTCGGTGGGTTAAACCCCGATTGTCCGAAAACAATCGAGGAGAAAAAAACCACCAAAATGAAAAGAAAGTATTTCATATTATTTTGTTTTAAGGGATTAAAGTCTTTACGTCTGCTGTTCCATCAAAATAACGTA